TTCTGCTGCGCGCGATGCACATGCAGCACCCGAACCGTGGCGGCGTCCAGCGGGATCGTGTCCTTGCTGCTCTCGGTCTTCAGATCGGCGTCTTCGACGTCGTTGTAGGACGCCATGACCAGCTGCATCTGGAGGGTGAGTTCGCCGGCGGTGAGGTCCACGTCGGTCCACGCGACGCCGCATGCTTCGCCGCGGCGGATTCCAGTGAACGCCATCAGATGCCACAGCGCGTACAGCCGGTGGCTGGTTGCCTGATCGAGGAACCGGCCGGTCTGCTCGGGCGTCCACACCATTACCTTTGACGGCCGCGGCAGTGTCCTCCAGATCCGGAACGCCTGATATGAGCTACTGCCGGGCGCTTCGCCGGCGGCGATGAGTGCTTCGTCGTAGCGGTCGCGCCACTCGCTGACGCGTTCGGGCGTCCAGACCAGCGGCTTCGGGCGCTTCCCAGCAGCGATCTTCACGAGCTTCGCGACGTTCACGGAGATGAGTTCCTGCCGGGCCGCGTCCGAGAGCGCGGCCCGCAGCGTGGCGCGGATCTGCTGGCGGGTCGACGCGCCGACGGTCCGCCGCACCGGCGGGAGTTCCCGGATCTGCGCAAGGGCCTGGTCGCGTGCGGCGTGGTCGCTGGCCCGCCGTGCGGCCCGGACCGTCTGCCACAGGGCACGGCGCTGTTCCTGCTCGGCGACGATCTGCGCGTTCTCGGCTTCGATCGCGTCGAACATCTCGGTGAGGTGCCGTACCCGCAGCCGGTCGAGTTCGATGTGCCCCAGGTGCGGTTTCAGGTACTTGCGGATGTGGGTGCTGTATCGGCGGCGCGTGGACCGACTGATCTCTCGGCGGCTGTTGAGCCAGTCGTCGAGGTAGGCGCCGACGAGGATGCGGGTCTGGGCGTCGCCGCCGCGGGCCTCTTTGGCTTTGGCGTCGTCCATCCCGGTGATCGCGTCGGCTTCGCTGTCGAACCCGCCGCGGCGTAGCGTCCGGCGTTGCCCGCCGGGGCCGGCCTCGAGTTCGAGGCGGTAGTACCAGGCGCCGTGCCTGGGGTTCCATGACCCGTCTTTGCGGCGCAGCTTCGGGCATTGCGCGCCGAGCTCTTTGCCGTCGTCGCCGCGGCATTTGCAGCGCTTGTAGGTCGAGCCTTTCACTGCCGGTCCCCGGTCGTGTACTGCTCGCCGAGGGTGATGCGACGGAGACGGTCGCGTGCCTCCTCTTCGGACAGCCCGTTCAACGCGCCAGCGTTGACCTGCTCCATCAGCCGCTGCCCCCACCGGTGGAGTTCGTCCAGGACACGGTGGTGGTCGGCGCTGGCGAGGTTCCTGTCGACAGCGTCGGGGCCGGCTTCCCGGGCGTACTGCACGAGGCCGGTGGCGAGGGCGGCGGCTTCACGGTCGAGGTCTTCGCGCTGCTGGTGGATCTTCTCCAGCCGGATCAGGGTGTCGCGGATCCCGCTGTCGAGGACGGCTTCGAAGGGGATGAGGAGGTTCTCGACGGTGACTCCGAACACACGCGCGAACCCGATGGCGTCGTCGACGCTGATCGCGCGGCGTTTCCCGTCCTTCGGGTTGACGATCTTCGAGACGGACGACTGGTGCAGGGGGAACCCGGCGTCGGTCATCTCCTTGGCCATGCGTTCCTGGGACCAGCCTCGCTGGTTCATCTCCCAGGAGATGCGGCGGGCAAGGTTGTCCTCGCTCATCAGCCCCAGTCCGGGCCGGTCGCGGTCGGCATCGTCCGTCACGAGTCACCTCCATCCGATATGAATGGACTCTACTCGTACTCTGATTGCCTGCGCCACCCTCTCGTGTCATCCTCTATGAGATAGAGGCCCATTCCGTTCGGATGGGCACATCCCCGGCACGTTCCGGCATCACCTGCGAGGGACCCCATGGCGAAGGAAACCGCTCAGCCCCTGACGATCGACGAGGTACTCGCGCTCCCAGTGAGCGTGGACCTGGTGACAGCGGCCCGCTGCTTCGGCATCGGCCGCACCCTGGCGCACGAGCTCGCGCGCGCCGGGGAGTTCCCGTGCAACGTTCTGCGGCTCGGCGCGAAGTACCGGGTCACCCGCGCGGAGCTGCTGCGCGCCCTCGGGATCCCGGCTGAGGGCAAGGCGCCCGCCCATGAGGGCGGGGACGCGTCACCAGTGACGGAGACCGCGGCGTAGCAGGTGCTTGTGGTGCCTGCGGTGGGGCAGGTGCTTGAGGCTCTGCGTGACGACTGGTGACGGCGACACGGTCGGCTCCGGTGTGCCGGTGTCGGTTGGTGTCGGGGACGGTGAGGTCTCGTCGAGGATCCCGGTGGTGGTGGGGGTCGGCGCGGCCGACGGTGTCGGGGTGAGCGTCGGTGTGCTGGGCGGCGTCGGTGCCAGCGGGGGCGCGGTCCGCAGGGTGGCGGGCGGCGGCGTGTAGACCGGCACGGGTGTCGGCGCGACGTCCTTCTCGGTGGAGTCGCCAGCCGCAGGAAACAGGGGTGCGCGGGGGAGAAGCGCGGGGAACAGGGGCGCACCGGGCCCGACTGCGGGTGTGGTGGCGGGGTGGGCGTCGGCGACGCTGCCGGGCGCGGGCCGGTCGATCTCACCGTGGAGGGTGCGGCCGGGGACTGCCATGGAGAACGGCGGCGGCTCGTCCGGGGACGGGAGCGGGATCGGGGCGAGGAGGATCCCGACGGCGGTGGCTCCGCCGGCGAGCGGCTGCGACAGGGCGCCGAGGACGGGGATCGGGGTGAGGGCTTTGAGGCCGCGGCGGGCGCAGCGGAGCGCGCGGGTGGCGGCGCCGGGCTGGTGGATGCGGGTCCGCTTGCCGTGATGCACCCATTCGGCGGCGGCGATCTCCGGGGGGAGCATCGCGGCGGCGGTTTCGGTGTCGCCGTTGAGTGCGGTTTGGACGGCGGCGCGGAGCTGTTTCCAGCAGCGGAGTTCACCGGTCGCGTCGATGGCGGTGGTGTTGGTGGACGCGGAGGTGATGGTGGCGGGTGCGCCGTGGATGGTGAGGTCGCAGCGGGCGCCGGTGGTGCGGTCGCGGATCCAGGCGGTGAATTTGTCTGGGGTGCTGGCGTCTGCGTAGGCGTCGCCGAGGGGGTAGTGCTGGCCGGAGTCGTTGCCGCCGCCGTTCGACAAGGCACACCTCTACCTATGTGGTCGCAGCGTGATGCTGCGTCGGTTTCAGCGTGCCAAGCATCCCCTTGTCTATGAGACGCGGCGGGTTGCCGGATTGGCGACGTTTCTTCGGGCGTGTTATGGCTTCGTTACATAACAAGTGGCGGTAAAAGGTTGCCGAAACGAGTGATTCGGTGGCGGACGGTTACAGTCCGCTGGTTCCGTTCGCTGCCGGGGCGGCGATGAGCGCCCGCAGCACATCCATGACCGCATCGAGCCGCTCCGCCTCGCCCCGGATATCCGGGCGGACCAGCAGCCGCGCGAGACTGATCAACGTGGCGCGCTGCTCCACGGTCAGGTCTGGCGTGTACCAGAGGTGCTGCTTGTAGGGCTCCAGGTCCTCGATGGCCACGTCGCGGGGGACATGCACCTGCTGGGCCGCTTCGACCGCTGGCGTGACGGGGCCGACGATGGTGCGGAGTGCGAAGTCAGACTCTTCGGCCTGGCCTGCGTGGATGAGCATCTCGTTCAGGGGCACGCCGAGTGCCCGCCCGATCTTCCGGAGGGCGTCAAGGCTCGGTTCGGCGCCGCCGTTGACGATGCGGCTCATGGAGGCTTGGGGGATGCCGGCGTCTTCGGCGAGGCGGGAGATACCCCCGGACCGGCGTCCGCCGAGGGGGTAGCCGCGCCGCGGCATCTCGTCCTGGAGCCACCGCGAGATGGCGGTCTCGCTGCTCATGGCAGGGACTCTAGCATCCGCGCGTGGATATAAGCGGTCGCCGGGTGGACTCGGAGTCCTATTCGTGAGGGCTGCTCGAACACGGTTTCGAGCTGCAGGTCGTGACGTGCAAGATCGACGGCGAGATTCATGTGCGGGTGTTGCTGAACCTCTTGTACCCACACGCGAGTGTAGATAGAGTCACACTCATGAACGGATACACGACGAAGCGGAACGGCAGCGGCCAACCGTGGACCGTGGACCTCAACCGCGACCGCTACCGAGAACTCGTCACCGCCAAGGGCTGGAACACCCAGCCGGAACAGGCCGAAGCACTCGGCCTGTCGCAGCAGACCATCAGCCGGATCGTCGAGTGCGACGGCTATCCGAGTGGCCGGTTCATCGCCGCTCTGAAGCGCGCGTTCCCGGATGAGGACTTCGACAGCCTCTTCGTGATCGTTGAGGACCGTCCGCTCCGCCGGGTCGCGGCGTGAGCACCCCCAACGGCGACAAGCCCACCTGGTGGAAGCCCGGCATGACGGACGCCGAAGCCGCCGACTGGGAAGCCGCTCAGCGTGCCGCTGACTCCGCCCCGGAGATCCAGCGAGGCGACGACGTGTGGATGGACCTGCGTCCCCTCGTCGCCGGCTGGTTGAAGCCCACGACCGCGCGGGACCGCGCCGCCTAACGCAACGAGCCCCGGCCGGGTCACAGCCGACCGGGACTCTCCGCCAACCGACAACCAGCACATCGAAGAAGGAAGGAAGTCGGCTAGCTATGACTGAGCCTAGCCCGTGGCACCTGACGCATACGCCCCAGGATGCGAACGGGAACGTCGGGATGATCCAGATCCTCGGGTTCTTCGCCTCCGCCGAGGACGCCCGCGCGGACGGCGAGATGTACGCGAGGGCGACCGGCGCGACGAACCACCTGCATTGGCGGGAGTTCTCGTCGACGACGTGGGGCCTGATGAACGGTCAGGTCTACACGCACATCCTGCTGAGCCGTGTCGGCGAGGTGGCGTCGTGACCACTCCCGCTGAGCCGATGAGCGACGAGCGGATCGCGGAGATCCGGGCGCGCGAGCAAGCCACCATCCCCGGCCCGTGGTTCGTGGTCGACGACCAGAGCGGCACGCTGGAGCGCTGGATCAACAGCGAGGACGGGACGCTTGAGGTCGGCCTCGGCTACCTCGGCAACCGCACCGAGGACGAGGCGGCGTTCATCGCGCACGCCCGCCAGGACATCCCCGACCTGCTGAACGAGGTGGACCGGCTGCGCGCGATGGAGCAGCGTGTCCGCGACCTTCACCCGAAGCGCGAGAACCCCAGGTACGGCTGCTGTGGCGGCTACAAGATCTGCACCGAGCCGCACCCGCCCGTGTGCTGGGGCGCCTCACACGGACTGAACAAGCCCGACTGGCCGTGCCGCGAGATCGCCGCCCTCGACGGGACGGGGGCGGGCCGGTGACTTCGCCTGCCGATGAACTCCGCGCCGCCGCGACGAAGCTGCGCGAGAAGGTCAGCGCCGCTCGCGACGACCTCCGCAACAGCTCCTACTTCGGCCACGACGAAGCCAACTACACGCAGGGCATCGACAACGCCTGCGGGGGCGCGGCCGGGGAGCTCGCAGCCTCCTTCACTCCTGCGGCTGGTGACGGTCTCGCTGACCTTCTCGACTTCATCGCCGACTTCTGCGCACTGACCGCGTCGCCGGTGCCCAAGCCCGCGCTTGTGGTCGTCCACGCGCTGAACGGAGGGCAGCAGTCATGACCGCTGATCTCAAGGCCCCGCCCGTCATGGAGTACGGGGTGAAGTTCTGGTCGAAGGCCACCGGGTTCCACGAGGTGACCCTGGCCGTGGACCTGACTGCTGCGCTCGCGGACCTGTCCGAGACCCGCCAGCACCGGGATGCGTCCGCGTTCCTGATGTGGCGGTCGGGTCCGGGGGAGGGCTGGTGCCCGGTCGGTCCGGATGAGGGCATCGACGCGTTCGAGGCGCACCTCGCCGCGCAGCGCCAGGCGGTGCGGCATGCCTGACCGGTTCTTCGACGAGCAGACCTTCCGGAACGCGGTCACCAAGTTCGAGGTGAACTGCGACCCGGCGTCCGCGCAGCGGATCGTGACGGGCGCGGGCGCGATCCTGCGAATCCTCGACAAAACCCGCGACGACCTCGAGCAGCGCGAGCGCGGCGGCAAGGAACTCGGCAAGACCTTCCTGCTCCTCGCCAACCTGATCAAGGACGCGTTTAAGCGCGGCGCCGACGACCCGATCGCCGGCCTGGAGATGCTCGGCAACCACCTCTCGCACCTCTTCGAGGACGAGGGCGGCCTGTCGGTCGATGAACACAACCGGGTGTGCCGTGCGCTGGAGGACTGGCGCCGCGCACTGGGTGAGGTGGAGGAGCTCCGCGCCGAGGTGCAGCGCCTGGAGACGGCAGCGATGGTGCGGGCTGCGTCGGTCGGGACGGAGGCGGCTCAGTGACCGCCGGCTGGTGGGTCGCCGTCGCCCTCATCGGTGCTCTTGCCCTGGTGCTCCTGGTGAACCACTACCGGGTCGCGGTTCGCCGTCTCCGGCAGGTTCCTCCGTCGGACTGCCGCTCTTACGGCGCCACCAGCCGCCGGCCCGCGCACGACGTGTTCTGCCCGGACAGCCTCGACGAGAGGCAGGCGTCGTGACCTCTCCGCGTACCTCAACGACCTCCGGTGACGGCAGCCGCTTCTACACCCACCCGCTCACGGGGGACCGGCTCACCTCGGTCACCACCGTCTTGTCGGGCACGGTCGGCAAGCCTCACCTGAGGGAGTGGTACGCGGAGAAAGCCGCGGAGTACGCGGTCGGTCACCTCACCGAACTCATGCAGACCGTGGTCCTCAAGGGCGCTGACGCCGCGGTCGAGCAGGTGAAGGGCGAAGGCAAGCGGCTCCGTGAGGTGAAGGCCGACGCCGGCACCTACGTCCACGACGTTCAGGAAGCCCTGATCCTGTGGGCGGCGTCCCCTGACCGCACGGGTTCCGACATCGCCCTCCCGACCCTGCCCGACAAGCTCAAGGGCGCCCTGTACGACGGGGAGCGGCTCGAGGAGGTCGTCGAGTTCATGGTCGACGGGTTCATCGCGTTCGTCACGGACTGGGACCCGGAGTTCGAGGCGTCGGAGATGCAGGTGTACAACCTGCTCCTCCGCGTCGCCGGGACCCTCGACATGATCGTGCGTCTCCGGAACGTCGACCTGGCGGCGGACGGCCGGATCATCGCCGCACCCGGCAACGTCCTGACGCTCTGCATCGACACCAAGACCGGCAAGTACCTCGACGCGACCATCCCCGAGCAGCTCGCGGCGTACCGGCGGATGCGTGAAGCGCTGATGCCGATGGGTGAACTCGTGCCGATGCCCGCCACGGACGCCGGCGCGGTCCTGCACCTGCGGCCCGACCATGTGGACGGGTACCGGCTGATTCCGATCTCCCGCGCCGACGACGCGCAGGCATGGAACCGGTTCCGCCGCGCCGTGGAACTCACCGAAGGCCGGTCCCTCGTCGGACCCAAGCCCGGGAAGGTCGCACGCCCGCCCCGCGCGGACGGCACCATCCCTGCGCCGAGGCTCGCGGACCTGGACGGCGAAGGCTACGGCCGCGCCCTGTCCGCCCTCGCCAAGACAGGCTGCACCGACCTCGAAGAGATCGCAGCGTTCACCGCCGCGGACCTCCTCGCCGTGAAGGGCGTCGGCGACAAGACCATCACCGCAGCCCGACGGCTGCTCGCCGACCACGGCCTCCACCTCGCAGACGAAACCCCTCAGCACGAAGACAAGGTGGCGTGAGCATGCCCCTCTTGGACATCCAGCGACGCGGACAGCAGATCGGGCGCCTCCGCATCGGCCAGCAGGTCCCCCGGAAAGACAACCCGAACAAGATGCGTCCCGCCCGCCTCGACACCTTCCGCTTCACAACCCAATCGAAAATCGCCGCCGACGCGATCGCCGAACTGTACGGCGGCACGGTCAAGGGCTGGAACAACGAGTTCGAGGTCATCACCGGGCAGGCTGCGATCGCCGTGACCGTCCCGCCCCGCGACCAGGTCGTGTCGCAGTGGTACGAGATGTGGTCCGCGGGAGGATGCGCCCGCCGTTGTGACTCGCAGACCGAGCAGATCAGCGGCAAGCCGTGCCTCTGCCCGCATGCCGAAGACCCCACCGACATCGCTGAGGTCGAGCGGCAGGCGCTCGAGCGTGTCCGTCTGTCGAAGAAGAACCCGCCCCAGGCGTGTAAGCCCATCACCCGGATCAGCGTGATGATCCCCGATCTGCCGGGTCTGGGTGTCTTCCGCCTCGACACGCACTCCTACTACGCGGCCGTGGAGATCGGCGACGCAGCCGAGCTGATGCAGAAGGCGCGGGAGCAGGGCGTGTTCCTTCCCGCGATCCTGCGGATCGAGCACCGTCAGCGCATCGCTGGCGGCGAGACGAAGCGGTTCCCCGTCCCGGTGCTGGAAGTCATGGCGACGTTCCGCCAGATCGCATCCGGGCAGTTGGAGGCCGGTGGCCTGGTCGCACAACTCCCGCCGGCGCCAGGCGAGCAGCAGCGAGCGTTGACTTCGGGGTCCGCGCCGTCGCCTTCCGCGGTGAGGACGTCCGGGCCCGACCAGCCGGTGGCGTCCTTGAACGCGCAGGACAAGGCGCAGTGGATCGCGGACCAGGCGAAGGCCGCCCTCAGCAAACAGCGGATCAATGAGCTGGTCCAGATGGCCCGCGCCGAGCGGGTCACCGAGGACACGGTCCTCACCCGCGACGACCTCTACGAAGAGCTGGACGGGTTCCTGCGGGACTGCTGGAACGCGCTGCCGGACGCCAACGAGAACGGCGGTGAGGTGGCGTGACCGAGCAGCAGACATGGCCGCAGTACGACGTCGAGCCGATCGACCTGGACGCCACCCTCACCCCCGTCGACGTCGACCGGTACCTCCGCCGGCTCAACAACGCGCTCGCCTACGCCGAGCGGGAACTGCGTCTCGCGCGCCGCGACGAGGTGAACGCCGAGCAGGTGTACGCGGAGGCGAAGCAGCCGTTCCTGCTCGACCCGTCCTGCCCGGACCCGTCCCGCAGCGGCGTGTCGCAGAAGGCGCAGGAGGAGTGGCTGGGCGCCCGCGTCCCCGTCGAGTACTGGGCGTACCGCAGGGCGAAGGTCGTCCGGATGAACGCGCAGGACCACGCGAAGCGCCTGGACGGGCAGGTCCGTTGCATCCAGTCGATCAACTCGCTGGTCAAGCAGATGTACTCCCTGTCCGGAGGCCAGTCGTGAAGCGGACGCGGCTCGAGCGCCGCACGCCGTTGACCGCGAAGACCGGGCTGGTCCGCCGTACGCCGCTGCGTGAGGTGTCAGCTAAACGCGCCGCCGCGGGCGTGACGCCTTCCCGCCGCCGGGACACCGGGCCGGGGCAGGCGACCCGCGACCTCGTCATGGAGCGCGACGGCTACTGCTGCGCGTGGTGCGGCCGTCAGCTCCTCACGGGCCCGCGGAGCCTGCAGCATCGGCATGCGAGGGGCATGGGCGGCACCACGGACCCGGCCGCGAACAGCCCGTCGAACCTGATCTTGCTCTGTGGCTCCGCGACCACCCCCGGCGGGTGCCACCTATTTGCCGAACAGCGCTCGGACGAAGCCCGCATCGCCGGCCTGTGGGTCCCGTCGTGGCAGAACCCCGCCGACGTTCCCGTCCTGCACGCCGCGTACGGCCCGTGCCTGCTCCTCGATGACGGCTCCGTCATCCCGCTTGAGAAGGACGCCGCATGATCCGCGCCATCAGCTTCGGAGGCGGCCAGCAGTCCACCGCGCTGCTTGTCCTCGCCACCCAGAAGCGCATCGACTTCCGCACGTTCCTGTTCGCCAACGTCGGCGACGACTCCGAGCACCCCGCAACGCTCAGGTACGTCGAGGAGTACGCCAAGCCGTACGCCGCTGACCACGGCATCGAGCTGGTGGAGTTGCGTCGGGTCGGGCAGCGCGGCGACCAGGCCGGGCAAGTCCGCACCCTGTACGGCGACTTGACCCGCGAGGAGTCCCGCAGCATCGGAATCCCCGTTCACCTGGACGGCGGCGGCCCGGGGAACCGGCAGTGCACCGACCGCTACAAGATCACGGTCATCGCGAGGGAACTCGCCCGCCGCGGCGCCACCGACGAGAACCCCGCCACGGTCGGGATCGGGATCAGCCTCGACGAGATCCACCGCGCCAACAACCGCGTCAAGATCCCCCACGAGCGTGTGGTGTACCCCCTGCTGGACCTTGGTCTGCGCCGCACCGACTGCCAGCGCATCATCCGCACCGCTGGCCTGCCGGTTCCCCCGAAGTCGTCCTGCTGGTTCTGCCCGATGCACCGCCCGGAGGACTGGCACAACCTGCGCCGCGAGGAACCCGCCCTGTTCGCGAAGGCGTGCGACCTGGAAGCGCAGCTCATCCGCCGCCGTGAGGCGCTCGGTAAGGACCCCGCCTACCTGACGGGCCTCGGCCGGCCGCTCGCGGACGCCATCCCGGATGGCGTGGACCTTCTGCCGCTGTACGAGGGCGACGGCGCCTGCGACTCGGGCTGGTGCATGACATGACCGCTGTCTCCTTGATCAAAGTCGCGCCTCCCGCCGCTCGGAAGGAGCCCACAACCATGAACGGCCTGCTGACGGAGGACCTTCGCCACACCGTGGAGGTCCCGCAGATCGCGCTGATGAAGAAGGACCTGATCGTCCGGCACCCGGAGGACGGCAGCGTCGTGTCGTGGCGCGTCACCGACCTGAGCCGCGACGAGGGCGGCCACCTGGTCGCCGCGTACACCGACGCGAACGGCAAGGCCGACGAGTGCACGTTCAAGGACCCGGACGTGTGGGTGCGCGTCGACACCGGGCAGGTGACCAAGTGAGCGGCGCGCACAGGATCCAGAAGCCGCCGTCCCGGTTCCGTCTCACGCTGCTGCTCATGCCGGTCCGGGTCGTGTGGCGTGCCGCTCGAGCGGCGTACACCACGGTGACGGACTGGCGCCGTCAGGCTAGCGCCCAGCTCCGGGACCGCTGGGACCGCCGCGACCCGTTCGTGGTCGAGCCCGCGGCTTCGGTGACGTCCCCGGACCCGATCCCCGCCGCGCTGCCCGCACCCGTCGAGCCCGCAGCCCCCGAGCCGGAGCCCGAGCCGCTGTTCCTGACGCCCCGCGAGGCGTACCACTCCCTCCGCACCGAGCACCCGTACCTGCCCGCCGAGTACATCCGCTGGCACTTCGGCGCCGACAGCATCCACGGCGAGGTGAACGCCCTCGACTGCGGCCCGGTGCAGCAGCGCGCGGTCGTCAACGGCTACGCCTACGTCCTCGGCACAGAGGTGCGGGAGCGGGACGCCGTCAACGGCCACATCCTCCTCACCGCGACCGGCGTGTACGCGGGCGTGACGGTGATCGTGACCGCGGTCCAGGTGGCTGACGACACCATCCCGCTCCGCGTGTACCGGGAAGCGACCTCCACCCAGGAGACGCAGGCAATCTCGCAGGAGGTCCTCGAGCAGGTGATGTCGGCGTGAGCGTCCGCATCCCCACCCGACTGAACCGCGCCCTCGACTGGGCGTCCCGGAACCGGATCCTGCTGGCCATCGGCGTCACCGTGGTGTCGTGGACTGCCGCGGTCGCCGTCCAGTCTCTCGCCGCCGGCGCCGCTGTCATGGTGTTCACGGTCGGCCTCAGCGTCCTCGCCGTCTACACGGCCCGGACACGCCGGCTCCGCGAGGACCTCGCCCAGGCCCGCTACGACAACAGCGCGTTGCAGGCCGAGCTCGCTGACCGCCGCACCGGCAGCCCCTCCGACCCGACTGTCCGGCTTCGCGCGATCGGCGAGGGCGGTGAGCGGACGTGATCACGCCGTACTACGACGACGGCACCGTGACGCTGTACCTCGGCGACGTGCGCGAGGTGCTGCCCGCGCTCGGTGTTCGGGCGGACCTGATAGTCGCCGATCCTCCGTACGCCGAGACCTCGCTCGCCTGGGACCGGTGGCCGGACGGATGGCCAGCCCTCGCCGCCACCGTCGCCTCGTCCATGTGGTGCTTCGGCTCGATGCGGATGTTCCTCGACCGCCGCGACGACTTCACTGCCTGGCGGCTCTCCCAGGACGTCATCTGGGAGAAGCACAACGGGTCCGGGTTCGCCACCGACAGGTTCCGCCGCGTCCACGAGACCGCTACCCACTGGTACCGCGGCAACTGGCGGGACCTCCACCACCAAGTGCCCCGCGACGCAGCGGAGGGCCCGCGCGTCGGGACCGTCTACGCCCGCCCACAGCCCACCCACACGGGTGCTATCGCGAGCCGAGGGTGGAGCGATGACGGCACGCGGTTGGCTCGTTCGATCCGCCGGGTCCGCTCCACCCACCATCGCGCCATCCACCCGACCGAGAAGCCCGTCGAGCTGCTGACGCCGCTGATCGAGTACGCCTGCCCACCGGGCGGCCTGGTGATCGACCCGTTCGCCGGCTCCGGTTCCACGCTGGAGGCTGCCCGCCTCACCGGCCGGCGCGCCATCGGCATCGAAGCCCACGAGCCCTACATCGAGGCCGCCGCTCTCCGGCTGGCTCAGGCTCCGCTGGAGATCGCATGAGCGACACCGACCGCCCCGACATCCTCCCGGGGCTCCGCTCGGATGACACCCTAGTGATGCCGCTGCTGCTGCCGGGCACGCACCGCCGCCGACGCCGGACGGTGCCGTGGTGGGGGTGGGTCGCGATCTGGGGTACCCCGGCTGCCGTGGTGGCTGGGCTGGTGGGCTGGTCGCTCGGCGGCCCGTCCAACCACCGGGCCCCTACCGCAGTGGTGTCGTCGCCTTCCGAGAGTTCGTCGGCGGCTGAGGCTCCGGTGTCGCTTCCGCCCACCACGGAAGCTCCGTCCCCGCAGCGGAACGTCACGCACAAGGCCGGGGCGCCGTCCCCGACCACCAAGCCCACCCGGCGGCCGAGCCCGACCGTGTCGGTGTCTCCGAGCCCGCGACACACCCACAGCACCCCGGCGCCGTCCCCGACCCGCACCCGCGAGGAGCCCTCGCCGAGCCCCACCGACACCGAGGCGCCGCCGACGTTCACGCCACCCACGATCACCCCGGAGGCCACCGATGGCCACTGACGTTCAGCTCGCCCGGTCGCTGATGCAGGCCCGCGGCGGCATGAGCCTCGCCCACGCGATCGCCCTCCACGCATTGGAGACGCGCACCAACCCGTGGAAGGCGCTCGAAGAGGTCGTGAACGAGCTCGAGTGCGCCGTGAACCGGGAGCCGTCCCTCGACAGCCAGGTGACCGTGCAGCAGCGGGAGGTGACCCATGGCTGACCGGCTCACCAACCCGACGCCGACGCAGTCTCTGGATGAGGACGTCACGACTGCCGCCGACATGTCCAACCCACAGCTCACCTACTTCGCCGACGGCACGCCCGTGATCGTCCAGGGCGTCGCCCCGGGCTACGCCGGCGAGGCCCGCAACGGCCGGACCGGCGTCACTAACGGCGCCAAAGGCGCCGTCGGAGGCGGGCAGAGGCTCGGCTCCTCCTACGCATTCCAGGTCGTCGATTGGGACGGCGGCGGCCGTGACGCCGTGGTCCCGCACGTCCTGCAACGCCTGACCGCACAGATCGGGGACCCGCGATGACCTTCGAGATCACTCCCGAACTGGCCGCCGTCTACCTAGGCCGCGTCGCCAAGGGCCTCACAGCCGCCGGCCACACCGACGTCGACTACGACTTCGACCAGGACGAGGCGACCGGCTGGGTCGCGGTCCCCGACTGCCTGTCCGACGATGCCTGCGACCGCGCCTTCGGGCACAGCCGCGGCGTCACCCTGGTCTGGGTTCCGGGCGGCACCGGCTGGTCAGCGGGCTGGACGGACACCTACCGGGACGGCCGCAACGGCATCGCCTGCCTCACCGACCTGCAGTTGGACATCGCGCCGCCGCCGGAGCTGCTGGTGGAGGCGGTCGCGGCGATCGTCGCGCACGACGGCCGGTTGGAGGCCGGCCGGGTTCTGGCGAACCCGGTCGAGAGGCTCGCCGAGTACACCGCTGCCGCGCCGGAGACCCCGCGCAGCGAGAACGCCGCACCGATCGAGGCGAACAAGACGCTCACCACGGAACTCGAGATGCTCCGCAAGGAGCTGAACGCCATCCGATCCAAAGACGAACCGGTCGGGTCCGCCCTGTACGACGTGATCCGCCGCGCCACCGCCGGTGGGCTGGACGAGCACGCCGCCGTCCGTGAGATCGATGAGCGGCTCGTACAGCCGCTGACGGCACGCCTGCGGGAGGCGACCGCGAGGGCCGACCAGGGAACCGGGCGCCGCCGGAACGCCGCCGCGTACCTCAGCAGCGTCCGCGACGAGCGCGACCGCCTCGCCCGGTTCGTCGCTCGCCTGCGCGAGCTGGCGTTCATGGGCGGCCAGGACAGCGACAGCGCTCGCCGCTCCATGCAGCACGCCTTCACCGAGTTCGACGACGCACATGCGGGCACCGCAGACCAGGACCCGTCCTCCGACAACCGGGTGACCGGGCAGCCACAGGACGGCGCGGCATGAAACCCATCGACGTCGAGGCCAAGCACGGCTTCACCCTCGAAGACCTGGAGAAGATGACCCGCGCCGCCGTGGTCGCCGACCGGCTACTCGTCGGCGACGTCCGCTACCGGCACAGCATCGCCTACTCCGCGATCGCCGAAGCCCTCTTCGCCAGCGACGAACCCCCCGAACGCGGACACCTCATCCGCGTCGGCTGGCAAGCCATCGCCCTGGACGTCCGGTGGAGCCTCCGGCACGCCGGCTACCCCGACGACGGCCAGCCCGGCGACGACAAGCTCCGACCGCGTTTCGTGCAGTACTGGGAGGACCATAAGGTCGCCCCTTCCCACGAACCCAAGATCGTGGAGGGGCTCGCCGCTCACCAGGTCGTCGAGACACTCACCCCCGTGTACCGGGACGCGCTCGTCGCGCTCGCCGTCCACGGCACTTACCAGGATGCCGCCGAAGCACTCGGGATCAGCTACGTGGCGTTCAAAGCCCGTATCACCACGGCCCGCAAGCAGATCCTGGCCCGCTGGTTTGAGGGTGAGACACCGCGCCGGACCTTCCACACGGACCGCCGCGTAGGCGTCGCAGGCAAGGAGTTGGCCACGCACTGCTCTAACGGCCACGAGTGGACCCCGGAGAACACCCGCATCCGGCGCCGCACCCTGCGCGGCAAACCACATAAGAGCCGAGCGTGTCGTGCGTGCGAACGTGACCGCGACGCCGCCCGCTGGAAAGCGACCCGCGAAGCCCGCGAAGGGCAGGCCGCGTGATGGACGTCGACAGCCTGACGAAGGCGTTCGCGAACGAACCCGCCCGCCACGGCATGGACGCCAACCTCGCGTGCGCCCTGCAGGTCGCCGTCCCGCTCCGCATCCACGAGATCCGCGACTGGACACCGGAGTGGCGCTCCAACGACGCCGCATGGGTCATGGAGCTCATGCGCGCTGGCGCCGCCGGCGACGAACTGCTGTACGGGAGCAGGGAGGGTCGTCCCGCTG